GCGATTTTACGTGGGCGATATTTTTCGACCCAAAGATATTCAGACATTTACATGCTCCATTACAAAAAAATATTATACCACAGTTTGAGCTAATTGTAAATGTTATGCTGCAGCCTCTTCTTCTTCTTCGTCTTCTTCAAACTCAGCGTCAGCCTGCATCTGTTCAACTGTCTGTACAAGCTGTACAGCTTGGTCACGTAGAGTACCAATAGTAGAGAGTTCTTCGCCTTTGAACCCGCCACGTTGCGTAACAGCATCAACCACTGCTACAGTGCTACGTGCTACTTTATTACCTAGATCCATCAATTGATCTACTTTTTGCTTATCAGCCATTATTAACCTCCGAAGGTAGATGATTTTTCAAGAGCGATCCAATATTGAACGTTCATTTCTTTATGCTTGAACCGCGAAATAAACTTTGATGACATCTCAACATCATAATCTCCAGGGATCATCTTAAGATTAGCAATGCTCATAATGAAATTAAAGTTTTCTGTAGTGTACTCTCCATCGATATCGATCGAAAACGCGTTTGATGTAGAGTTTTGTGATTCAACCACAGAAAGAGATAGACTACCTGAATTAGCTGTAACTGACATCTCACTATGACCCAGTGTAGATGCTGCTCTCTTTACTTTGTTAAGAGTGTCATTATCAAGGGAGAATTTAACTTCAGCCTCAGGCATGTTAATATCTTTTTGTGGTGTTGTTAGGGTTTCTTCTGGCGAATAGAAATACCTAACCTTTGAACGACCAGTCGAATCACCGATGGTGACAGACTCATCTTCAAACTTGAGACGGGGTTGGTCAACAAGACCAAGCACACCGATAAATTCGTTAAGATCGTAGATTCCGAATGGCTGTGGAAACTGTTCTTCAACTACTGCAGTAGCAAGTACGTTCTTGGCCTCTGAGATAGTCTTAAGAGTATTACCATCACGGATCATTAGATTTTGATTAATGCTCGAAAAGTTTTTCAAAACACTAAGAGTATTATTAGTAAGTTCCATTATACATCCTCATTATCATTATATAGTAGTTATTATACCACATGTACATAGCAAAGTACATAGCTATGCAACCATTTTACTAAAATTCTTTTCTTTCTTAAATTCAATTTTAGTATTAAACTTTCCATCAAGGACTTCACCTTTATGAGATATGACAAAAACATTGGTATCATCGTCAAGCGTGTGTAAAATCTTCAACAAGTTTTCGATACCTTCATGATCAAGAGAAGAATCAAACGTTTCATCAAGGATCAATAGATTTGTAGCTACACTATTCTTCATCTTAGCGATCTGTCTCCAAGTAAAGAGTAATGCCAAATCAATGCGCTGTTTCTCGCCTTCTGAAAATGAAGGATAAGTAAACTCATCGCGGTGACGAGATCTAATCGTTTCATTAAATGACTCATCTAAGTTGAAGTGAACAAAAAAATCAAGTACTTGTAAATACTTATTAACAAGATTATTCATTACTGGTAAATATTGCTTGATGATCTTCGTCTTAATACCAGTATCTTTCAACATTTCAGATATAACAATATTGTAATTAAATTGTTCTGATAGTTTTAGTTTCTCTTCTAATAGACTTGTCTTGTCATCATTATATGTTCTTAAATCAGCATTAGCCTTTTTAAGATCAACGCTAACTTCTTTTTCTATATGTTCTTGATAAGAACGAATGTCCTTTTGAATTCGTGAAATCTCTTGCGAGTTGGCAGTGAGTTGATGTACCCGATCTCGAAGCGTTGAAAGTAGGCTAGTTTGTTCTGCAATCTCCGATTCCACTCCTTGGCCTTCCGTTCCGATTTCTTTAATCTTTGCCTTCCACCGATCCCTATCTGTTTGTGTCGATAGTAAAATCTCATGTTTATGGCCGTCTGAAATGGTTTGGTCGCATACGGGACACGATTCATTCTCTTCGAAAAAGGTGATCCGCTTCTCGAGGTCGCGGACAGCCGATTGCCTATCTTGACCTCTGAGGAGTAGACTCTGCTTCCTATCCTGTAGCAGTCCCATCCTTTGTTCGGCTTCTGATACAGATTCATCAAGTCCGAGGCTAAGCTCACTATTCTTAGCCTGTAATTCATCGATGACACTCTGTGATTCATGTATCTTAGATTCATATTGCTTCTTATTTTCTTCTGTTAATGCTGTAATATCTGCAATGTATTTTAACTGTGTACTGATTTTTGTTTTAGTGATTTCTTGCTGATGTTCAATTTGTTTTAATTTTTCTTTCAGTGTATTTGTTTTTTCTCTCAATAAAACATTCATCTTCGAAAAGACATTGATATCGAGAAGATCCTCGATTACCTCTCGTCTAACCCATGCAGAGAGTTGCATAAATGGTATGAAAGATGAGGAGCCAAGAACTACCACTTGATGAAACGATTTATGGTTTAGCTTCAAGATATTTTGTTCGAGGATCTTCTGATATTCCTTCGAATGAGATGATTGGTTAATCATCGTGCCATTCTTCCAGATTTCAAATATATTGGGCTTGATACCACGCACCACTTTAAATTGTGCTTGACCGATATCAAACTCCGCTTCTACCAAACACTGCCTGCCATTGATAGAGTTAACTAATTGAGGCTTGTTGATATTTCGGTGTGGCTTACCAAACAATGCAAATGATAATGCGTCAAGCATGGTAGATTTACCAGCGCCATTAGTTCCAACTACAAGTGTGGTTTTATTCTTATTCAAATCTATTTGGGTGAAGTTATCTCCTGATGAAAGGAAATTTTTATAGCGTAACTTCTTAAATATAATCATGCAATCTCAAGAGCCTGTGCTTCTGTCATCAATTCACGGAAATTGTTTTTAATACGATTCTTATCAAGATCTGTTTCTACAGCATCAATATAGGAATCAACGATTTCAGTTGTATCGTCGAAACTAATACTCTCGTCCTCTACGTTTTCACCCATAAATTCATTAAAGTTCTCTGCAATCTTTAATTCATGGATGTCTTGGTTCTGAATACGATCGATAAACCTATCGAAAGTAAATACGTCCTTCTTATTTACTACTACAACCTTAACAAACTTCTTGTCAAAGCGGCTAACATCTATAGTATTATAATCTGTTTCTTCGTCATTGTACACCACTTTTTCATATAAAGTGTGCGGATTATGTATTTTTTCTATCTCTCTGGTTTCAGTATCAATAACGTGAAAACCTTTAGGATCATGAGCATCTGACCAGAAAAACTCCATCTGTGTACCTAAATACATTATGTTATCTTGCTGTGAACCCGCATGATAGTGACCGCTTAATACCATCTCAAACTTCTTAAACGGTGCTGGATCTTGGCCATGTTCGTTCTTTAAACCACGCATTACCTCAAATCCTGATAACTCAAGATGACCACCCAACCAATCAGCTTTACATTCTTTAACGAAGTTCATACTCGAAGTATAGTTTTCTGAATTAATCCATGGTAAAAGTGCCATCTTTAATGAACCATATTCCATAACTGTAGGTTCCATGATAATATGGACTTCATTCATATAATGACCTAACAATTCTTTTAGAGAGTTTAGATCATTCGTATTTTTAAAATACGTATCATGGTTGCCAGGAATAATATCCATTTGCATACCATTTTTGCGAAGTGGATCTAAGAAGTATTTTCGATTATGGTTAAGGGCTTTGAAGTTGACAAACTTCCTGTGATCATAATAGTCTCCCAAGTGCACGATTTGTTTGATCTCGTGTTGTTCACAGTAAGGAAAGAATACTTCTGAGTAAAACTTTCCTGCGTTTTCGAGGAAGACTTCGGATGAGTTACGAATACCGCAATGCGTGTCATTTAATACTGCTACCTTCATGTCATAAATCCTAAAAGATCAGAGTCTGCAGTTTTTGTTCGCTTCTTCCTTTCTTCTTTCACAATTTCCTTTATTTCATTATCAACGTATCGTACTTTTTCGATTCGATCTCGTAATGTATCTACGAATGCTCCTACTACTTGATTAGATATATCATCGCCTAACTCATTATCGACAAAGTTTTCGATACCAGATTTGGTTAAGTATTTAATCTTAATATCTTGCTGCTTTTTCTCTTTAGCAATGCGCCGTAAGAAAGCATACCATGTAATCTGTGTAAAGTATGCAAAGGCATTTGGTTTGCCAGTTCTTGTAGCGGCTTCGAGATTATAGTTTTCGATGGCCTTCAAACAATTTTCAACTGCATCCATGACCATTTCTTCGCGATATGTGTAGCGAATAAAATTAGATTTGTGAGACAAACCTTCAGCGATTCGGAGGAAACACTGAGCAATATAATCAGGTACGATAGGCAGTTTTTCTTGTTTTTTCTTGGCTTCTTGAACTTGTGATACGTAATCTACTACAGCTTGAGAAAAGTCAGCGTTATTCACATAATGAATACTTGCTCTCTTAGTTCGTGCCATGCTTATTCCTTTCATAATATAGCTATTATACCACAAAATGAGTATAATGTAAATACTTATTTATGTACGTTTTTAGGGTTTACAATCCGTGAAAAATATGGTATAATAAGATGTAATCCTGAGGGAAGAGAAGGTACTAATGAAATGTTCCTCGAGGTTTAAACTGAATAATTTTAGGATCTGCAGAATCTGAAATATCTTCTTCGTGTGAAGAAAACTTATCTCTCAAATATTCATCCATCTCTTCTTCTGTTAATTCTTCGATATCAATTTCCTTTAGAACCTCGTCTAGACTCAAGACTTTACTTGTTTTCATACCTGACTCGACTTCTTTCACTGCTTGTGCATAGTGTAACGCTAACGTTACCGAAGGATTCATTTGACCGACGATGTGACCAGCATTTAAAGTCTGTAAACCATCAATATCATCTGTAAAGGACATCCATGGTTTAAATGAATAGTATCTTACATTACGTTCAAAGTCGTCTATACACATTAATTTTAAGACTTTACGTATGACTACACTTGCATCGGGCCCCTCTGCTTCTAGTACCTCGCAGATAATCTCATCATCATTTGTCAGTTTAAATTGTTTTAGGTTCATATGTTTACCTTATAAGTTTTGTGTTCAAACTGTTCATTCTCATAAATCTTAAGTCTTTCATTAGCATGTAATAAACAATAATTTTGCCGTGATTTCCAACTGATATCGTCTGATATATCATATAACTTTGTAGTTATATCTTCAGTACTTTTTCTTAAACCTCTTCCTATTGATTGCAGTACCCGTATTTGTGATTTTGACGGTGATGCAAAAATAATATTATGTAACTCTTTTATATTTATACCCGTTGAAAAGGTACCGAGAGATGCCACAAGTATAGCATCTGTTTGCTTTTCAACGATACCACGTATGGCTTCTCTGTCTGTAGCACCAACGTCTCCTGATACAAAAAATACCTTTCGATCGTCTGAAGCACCGTCTTGTATCATATTAAATAATGGTTTGCCATGTTTCTCTACATAGTTATATAGAACAAGTGTGTTACCCTTCATATCAAGAGCTAAGTTTCGTATGAATCTATTGCGCTTCTCATTGGATACAATGAAGTCGATCTCATCCTGATATGATTGTTTACCAAACTCCTTACGTATTTTTTCTGGGTATGTAAGTAAGATTCGTTTAATTTCGAGGCGGGCGAGAGTATTGTTATCTTGTAATGACTTTGTTGTGGTAACGCGGTATATTTTACCGAATAAACCTTGGAGTACGAGTTCATGTGTTTGAGCTCCATCTAGTGTTCCTGTAGTTCCAAATCTATAACCAGCTTCTGTACATTTATTCATGATGGTCATCAAAGACTTCGACTTAAATCCATGACATTCATCTCCTATAACACAACCAAATTGTTCGAACCATTCTTTCTTGAGTCTATGTACAGATTGCCAAGTTGTGATTACACAAGCAGCGTTGATATTATCCTTATCTTTACCTGAATAGATCTTATGCAAAGCACGTGCATCCCATCCATAATTGATAAAATCACTATGCATCTGTTCAACCAACGAAGTCGTAGGCACAATAACGAGGACTCTACCACCTTTAGGATAATTTCTACCGTCGGTGAGCCTTTGTAACCAATAGCGTATGGTCGCATAAATTATGAGGGATTTTCCTGATCCTGTCGGACTAAGTAAGATCGCTCTTTTTCTCGTGAGCGCCTCTCCAACACAATCGAACTGATAATCACGAAGATCGAAAGGAAGATTAAGCTCGCTGCAAAATAACCTAAGATCATCTCGTTTGATGTCATTTCTATCATTTGGTTTACCGTATTTTGAATCTAAAGATTCTAGTATATATCCACGCTGTGTGCAAAAAGTATGTAAATGATAGTATAAACCAACAGGCAATTCTTGAGTAGCTCTACTAAATAAGCGAATCTTACCATCCCATACCCTATTACGGTATGCTGGCATGAACTTATATCCAGGAACATAGAAACTAAAGAACTCATTGAGCTCTTGAGCTTGTCCTGAATCACAATCAACAATTAGATTTGAGTGATCTAGTTTCCTGACTCGAATTGTTTCCATGATATAATATTTTTTACCGTTTGATGCCGCCACTTTAGGTTATCTATAATCTCTGTAAGTACGTGAATCAGCTCTTTATAATAGTGTATACGCTCTTCAGTTTTTTGGATGTCTGAATCTGAATTATACCAGTATTCCATTTCGCCTTTGAGTATCTTCAATCCGTTGTATGGATCTGGTTTCCAACCATGTTTCACAAGATCTTCTTCTGACATCTTGCCATTGTAATATAACCATTTATCTCTCAACAATACTTTCTGTGCATTCTCAACTTTTTTGAGTTGCAACTTTGCTGTTGAAAGGATTTGTAAGTATTTTGAGTGGAGCATTGGTGTTTGACGAGAAGCTTCGTCTAATTTAGCTGTATTGATAACACAGTCTTTTGCCCACATTTCGTGTATTTTTTTCAAGTCAATCATATGTATATTATACCAAATTTTTTATAAAATGTACATCATTTAAGTTCAAAATAATTAAATCTAAAAGAAGCATTGAATACAATAAATTCCGTTCCTTGTGCAGTAGATTCAAATACGATATCACCTAATGCGGTTGGGATACAGTCTATGTATCTTACTTGTTTAGTGAGGTTATTATGGCTTGATAATATTGACAATGTAATATCAGCATAAGTTGGTTCAGCCTGCAAGGTGTTCCCGCGCCTCTGGGCCCTAGAGAGAGGACCACCCATATTTGTATCTAACAAGCGCCGAATCCAGTTATACATTTCGCTGTAACCCTGTAGATTTTCATCTAATATGATATTAGCAGACAACTCATTAAATGTGAGTTTATCACCAGGAAATGGTACACCTGCTACTTTTTGATATGGTAGCTCAGCAGAACTCATGATCATACCAGGATGTGTGATGTTTTGACAGAAAAACTCCAAGTTAGGGAAGTTTCTTCTATCTATTGTTAACTTAAAACTGGTAGGTTGTAAGTAATTAAAATTGTCAGTTAAAGTAGCCATATCCCTATTTATACACTTCTCCTAAAAAAAGAGGCGGCCGAAGCCGCCTCAGTTGTATTAGATATTTTATTGCTTACGCGCCGAGGATATTGTCCACGCGGAAGATACGATAGTACTGGTTAGTTTTAGCTGCTGCCAGACCATCAGCTGGGCTTGTACCAACGAATGGATTTGAGACCATGCCGTAGCGTGTCTTAAAGCCAATCTTCGGCTGGAAGGTATCCTCACCGACCGCGCGTACCATTGTCAATGGAACGTATGGGCAATAGAAGAGACCAGCGTCATATGGGTTTGTGCCCTTATAACCAACGTTAACGTAATCAGCAGTTGCATATGGGTCAATGTAGACTCTCATGCGACCGTTGAGTGTACCAGCGAATGTATTGCCGGTATCGTCGACGTTCAATGAAGTGTTCATTGCTGGAGCGTAGTCAAGCATACCTGAAGCGGCAAGCGCTGAAGCTACGTCAGAAGAACAGATCATGAAGTTACCCTTACCGCGACGTGTTTCTTTCGCGATTGTGTTGGCTTCACGCTCGATCTGTACGATTAGACCCTTGAACTTTTCAACTGACCAACGACCATCTGCATCTGTTTGCAAGTTAAACACACCGTTGAGGAGTGTATTGGTTGTGTTTGCACCAGTCTTAGCTTGTGAGTTGATTGTACGTACAACTTCACGGTTGATTTCAGCCATGATCTCAGTTGACAGAATGTTAGCCAACTCAGTTTCAGCGTCAAGACCATGAATTGCTTTAAGGTCTTGTGCCAATTCCAAGCTGTATTCTGCTTTGAGTGCACGTGACTTGGCAGTCACTGTAGCTTTATCGATTGTGAAACCCATTTCAGCAAATGCTTCGCCGCCGGCTTCGCCGAGTGATTCAGCTTCTGCTGTTGTGTATGGGTCAATATTGCTTGCTGGATCTGCACGATCGTTGTCGATCGATGAGTCAGCACCGGCATCAGTGATACCGTCGAGGCCTGATGGGCCGCCAGCTGGGTGTGAAGCTGTTGATGAGTCACCAGAGAAGTTTGACAGTGGCTCATTGAACAGAGCTTCTGTACCCACACCGCCGTTATCGAGGCGATTTGCGCCAGCTTTTGTTGTCTTGTAACGTGACTTCATCGCGAAGATAAGGCCAGTTGGACCTGACATTGGCTGAACACCGCAGATGTCATAAGCCATTAGGTTTGGCATTGCACGACGAACAAGAGCGATCAGGATCGGGTTCCAGTTGTCGGCTGCGCCACCAGAGGCGACTGTACCGGCGCCTGCTGCGTTTGTTGGGGCTTCCATGAGTGACTGCTCACGGAGAGCCATCTCTTGGTTTTCGAGAATTGCTGCTGTAACAGCTTTACGATGTGCGTCTGTAATGGTACCAGCTGACTCTTCGTTCAGTACCGGTGCCCACTTTTCGATCAACTTATCGTATGATACGGTATTTGGCATCATTGTTTTGGACTCCTAATTATTTTTGAGTTTTCTTAATTGCGCTAAGGTACTGTTCCATTACTGGCGAAGTTACGATAGTGTTTTCACCATCGTCGTCTTCTTCAATAATGTCAGCTGATTCAGAAACCTTCTTTGTGAAGTATGATTCCTTGACTGTTTGCACTTTCTGTGTGAAAGTCTCTTCGTCTTCGAAATCAATGTCTTCTACCAAAGATTTTAGTTTCTCAATTTGTGTTTCTGCAAGACCGGATGCATGCTCACGGATAATAGAATCCCGTTGCAGTACTTCCAACTTCTCTTGCATCTCGATTCCACTTGCGATAGATGCATTGAGTTGACCTTCCAACTCATCTACAGTTTCTGCAAGTTCATCGACAATGTCCACTTTAGACTCAGGAACCTCAATATAAGACTCAGTAAACAGGTCTTTCAAACTGTTCATGAACTTTTCTGCGATTTCTGTTCTTAGGCCATTTTGGATAGCAACTTTATTTTCGTCCATCCAATTCTCAACTACGTAGTTAAGATAGCTGTCGACTTTCTCAACGAGTTCAGCTTTAGTAGTAGAAACTTCTTCGGCCAATTCTTCGTTGTATTTCTCTTCGAGACGATCAATTTCTTCAGCAAGCTTTGATTTAATAGCTGCTTCGAAAATGACTTCTGCTTTTTCCTTAAACTCTTCAGACAATGTAGCTTCATCGGCAACCAGCGCATGTAGGTCATCTTTGAAATCTGCGTTGTAATCAAGTTCAGGTGCTTCAGCGATTGTGTCATCAGACAATTCAGCATCTTCTGCCATTAGTTTGCTGTACATACCAGCAAGATCTTCTTTCTTCATCTTACTAGCTTTCATGTACATAGCATTAATCATGCCGGCTTTTGTACCAGGCATCTTAGGCATTGGATCTTGTTTAGTCTGATCGCCTTTGCGTTTAGGCGCAGTCTTACCAGCTTTTTCAGCTTTATCTACTGATGCGATAGACTGTGCTTCTGCATTTTTAGGATCATGAGCTTCTTCCACAACTTCGTCTGTTACTTCGTCATGGAGTTCAACTTCCTGATCTTCGATTTGATTTTCATCAGTCATAATTGACTCCTTACTTATTTAGTTTTGAGCAACGAGAGGAAATTCTTAAACTCACGAACCTGTGTCTCATAGAGATCAGCTCGCGGAGCTTTCTTAATTTCAGTCTCCATTTTTTCAATAGCTTGAGCTTCGATAATTCCGTTGTTCCATACCCATTCAACACCTTCCATAACCCCATTAACAAAAGCGCTAGGTGCAGATGGATCTTGAACAATATCTACTGCATTGAGTAGAAAGTCGTCTTTGACGAACATTGCGGAACCACGTCGTTCCAAACTTCCCATACCACGAGTCGAAACGCCTAAGTTGACACCGCCATCGAGTAAACCTTGTACGATTTTACCCATTGGAGTTTCCAAAATAGTCGCCTTACCCACAACATCGTTGCCTTTCCAATTCAGCTTTTCGATCTTGTGAGAAACTTTGTCAAGATTAACGGTCGGTCCTTCAGGGTGATTTAGTTCACCCACAGCTCTGCCTTTAGATACTTGCTCTGTATTATACTTGTTTAGAGCATTTTCCATGACAGCTTTTGGATATATACGACCGTTACGATTCTTTGTTTCTGCTTGCATGAATATACCTTCGATGGCATATTTCTTATTGCCTTTTTCATCGGCTTCGGTTAGAATCTCGAGATTATTTTCAGTATATTCTGCAATTAATTTCATGCTATCCTCTAGGATAAGTTATTTTAGTAAAGTAAACGCTAGCAGTATTTGCGTATACTGTTTCGAACTTTTCTTTATGCAAAATCATTGTTGTATTAGTTGGCATTTGAAAATTACCGCCATTCGATAATGTGACAAGAGAGTTAGATGTGCACGCGACATATACAACTGTAGCATTATCAACCGTAGTTGCAGCGCCTACGCCATTGGCAGATGTTCTTGCGCTTAGTGGTTTAAAAAACATTGTCATTTCTTCAATACCTTTATAAATGATTCGGCGGCTTTTTGTGCCTCATTTTTAGACCTATACACATCTAGTCTATCGCCATCAATATAAGCAACGTATCCTTGTCGTTCCTTATAAATCATCAATTGTATACGACCGAGTTTTTTATTTAAGACTAACTGTCCCTCTGGTTTACGGCCTGATAATTCTCTTAGTTGTGTAAAGGTTTTCATTTTACAGCTTTATTTATACTTTTATTACTTTTTACTGAGAAGAATTTTCTTCAGCTTCTATTTCTGCTTTTAATTCTTCAAACTCTTCATCTGACATATTATCGATCATGTCGTCGAGTTCTTCGTCGGTGAGATCGTCATCGTCCTCGGAGGTATCTTCGATTTCGATGTCTTCCTCATCATCCTGTTCCTCCGATTCAGACTCCCCCTCTGTTTCAAGGTCAAGTTCGAGCTGATCTTCGTCAGATGGATCTTCTTCTTGTTCATCAGGTTCCACTCCATTATAAATTTGATCGGCCAATTTTACTTGCTCTTGATCTAAAAGATCATTCATTTTAATAGTCATGATATCGCCAAACACTTTATTAGCTTTATTATAGTCTTGATCTAATGCATTTTGAATCATGTCTTCTACACTGTGTGTATGTACTACTTCTTCACTCATTGATTATTTCCCTTCACGTTTATATCAATACTGTGTTTCTGTCCACCATTTTGAGGTGCATCCTGTGGTTCTTGCTGTGGCTCTTCTTCTGGTTCTTCTTCAGATTCGCCATCTATTTCTTTTCTCATCTTAGCAATATCTTCGTCAGATAACATAAGTACGTTCTTTTGTACCCATTCTTTCGAATAATACTCACCTACATAATTTTGCATAATATCTAGTGTTTGTAATCTTTCTCTTAATACTTCTGCATCGCGTAGTTCTGTGAAGTGATTATCACGAACAAAGTCAACAGTAATATCATTTTTCCATGATTCCCAATCCTCTTCTGTACAGATACCCTTCATTATCAATTGCTTTTTAAGGATACCATAAAAGAGATGTGCGAATCTCATACGTAGTCTATCAATAAACTTTTGGAACTTCAGTTCGTCCCGATTTACTTCTGTAGATCTGCCTAAACTAAACTGTGCTTCTTGCTCTAATCTATTGATTGGTACATTTAACGAACGATAGACTTTCTTTTGGAAATAGATAATGTCATCAATCTGACCGAGGTTTTCTCCACCAGGCAATGTACTAATCTCTGTGCCCTTACCGCCTTCACGTCGTGGCAACCAAAAATCTTCAAGCATTGACATATGTTTACGATCATCACGAATCTCACCAGTCTTAGCATCGTATACAAGTTTATTGCGATACTTAGTCATGATGCTCTTCATATATTCTTCGGACTTACCACGCGGCATGTTACCAATATCAATATAGAATATACGACGTTCAGGTGCACGTGCAAGGCGATAAATGACCAAAGAATCTTCCATCATACGTAGCTGGTTGATAGGCTTCAACGCTTTGTGTAAGTATGAAACGATCTTCTTCCTATCTTCTGTCAATAGGCCTGAAGTAACATAACTTACTGAATCATTAGTCATCTTGATACCAGAAGTTGATGAGCCTGGTTTTTCTTGATAGATGAAAAACTCATCTACCTTCTCGACGATTTTAGCCCCGGTTATTGGATCTTTCTTTGTCTTTACTTTCTTGACTTTGCGCATTTTAGCAGCATCGATAGGCCTAATCTCTTGAATGCCTTCTTTAGTATTATTTTCGTCAAGTACTAGATGATGATATAATCTGCCATCGACATACCAACGTCTGAATATATCGTGACCTAGTTCTTTAAAGTTTAACATACTATAGATGTTATCGAATTCTTCTGTGATTGCTTTCTTAATTCTATCAGGTGCTTTTACTTCTTCAAGATTCAATTCAAGTGTCTGCTCGAGTTCTGAACCAGTAATTGACTCGTTAACAATATCTTCGATAGCCATATCAACTTCAGGGTGCATCGCATTGCCACGATACTTCATGATAAGTTGATAATTATCTTTCGAGTCGTCATCACCTAAATTAAGATATTGACCATAATGTGTACCTGAAGCAGTTGCATAACTTCCACCTTCGTCATCACGAGGTGGAACAACTGAAGGCAACTTTTGTTCTTCTTTCTTTTTGGCACGTTTGATCTCAAACCCAAACAGTTTGATTCCTTCAGTACCAGGATTTCCTATATCTTCAGCCATTTCACTTCCTAAATTAGAGAGAGGAGCCGAGACTATCCCGGCTCCTTCTTTTATTTATGTAGTTGTATTACTCTCATAATACTGATAAGCAAAGGTTACTTGGAACCTTTCGATCTCATCATTTGAACCATAAGCCAAATCAATTGGTGATAGGTCTTGAGGATACGCACCTCTGAAGGTGTATAGCTTCAATACACTACCGTCTCTATCCAACTGTTCTACCCGTAGGTCTGCTTCGTAAGCGATTGGTGATGAAAGACCAGTATTTGCACTGTGTGCATTCATACCGTTCATCCAACGTTCCATCGAATCACGAATCGCAAAGTCAGTATCGTTGATGATCTGTACAGTCCACACATCAAATGTGCGATCACCGGCCATCTTCAACTGACGTCCACGGAACGGGATAGTGATTTGTCCTAGTGTTGATCCTGGTAACTGTGCGGTTTCACACAAGAACGATGTAAGTTCTGGATCACCGTTAGCATAACCAGGAAAGTTAATCGTTGCTTTAAAGAGGTTAGGACGAGCTCCACCGCCTCTCAGCTTCGACTTAAAGTCATCAACTCCGAGAATTGCCATTGTTCGTTACCTCCTTAAACCGTGCCAACAACTTCTTCGAAGTCAACACCTGTACGAACAGCTACAAAGTTAAGAGTGATGTAGTTGATCGAGCGTGCTGGCTTGATGAAGATGTTTGCGATGAACTCATTACGGTCAACGATTGCAGGTGTGTTATTTGTTTCGTCACAAACAACCCTGAAATCGGTGATACCACGTCTGCCACGTACTTCTCTCAGTACTGGTTCAACAATGTTCACAAACTCAGCTCTTGTAAATTCATCGTTGAATTCAAAGAGTGCTTGCTCAGCTGCTCTACCAATAGCTCTCTCAAGTACCAAGAACAAGCGACGTACGTTAATACGATCAAATGCTGATGGACGTCCAAGCTTTGTCTTATCACCGAAGAGCAATGAGCCTTGACCTGGAATATTAGCGATTGGGTTTACACTTGCCTTGTACAGTGTATCACGCTGTCCTTTTGTTGGCGTCCAGTTTAGAGCTGTGATGCCAAGATATTGACCACGGCGTGAACCAGCTGGTGAGAACCAAGGTGCACGATTAAGGTCAGTAGCAGCCATGATACCAGCAGTAGATGAGGCAGCTGGAATGTTGATGTACTGATCATTGAACTTATCATAGACTTTTAAGAAGTTGCCGTCCATGACAAGGTATGATGAGTTAGTAAACGTATTGGCAGTTGCTACAATATTATTAGTAATCGTAGCAGCATTAGTTAGTTTTACGACGTCTGTTCTAGCAGGTGATGCTACAACAACACAATCTTTACGAGTTGATTGTGCAGTCGTGATCAGATCATTAACGATTGTTGTTTGATCTGTACGGCTGTTCATGCTTGGAGCAATCAAGAAGTCGACTTCTACGATGTCTTTATCTTCGAAGAGATCATTACCTCTCAATACTTCTGCTGTACCCAATGCGCCTGAATTCACTCCGCTGTCGAAGTTATATGCATGTCCACGTGGATGGGTGTTCAACAAGAAGTTTGAACCTGCAACTGCTGGCTGACCGTGTGCTACACCAGCGGTTTGTTTGAAGTCTGAGTCAAAATCTACCATGTAGATATACTCAGAACGAGTGTTGATGACGTCGATTGCAAAATTCGTAGTGCCATCTGGATTCTTAGCATTTGATGCACCTGATACGAATGGGAAAGTTTCGAGTACTTGTCCACGTGTACCAGTTAAGAGTCCTTCTTGGTCTAGAACCACAACATGCATTTCGTCATTTGACGCTGTTAGGTCACTTGCCCAATTCGATGTGCCTGGTGCACCATCAAACTGATCAGCATATGCCCAATTACTAAAAGTACCGGCTGAATCAACAGCTGGCAAGATATTAATTGAGATACTGTTACCTAATTCGCCAGGATAACGAGCGACGAATGTGTGTGTATCCGAATCTAATGCACTTGTTTGTGCAGTAAAATCGTCTAAGTAATTTACAGTAGGCGCGCCAGAAAAAGTAGCTGGTTTAGTCGCAGACTGTAAGGTGAGTGAGTAGGCATTTTTTGCTGCAGCTGTTGCTTCGCGAACTACTTGCATATTGCTTGAGTAGCGTAAGAAGTATGATGCAGAATGCCAATCGATGGTGTTGTCGGAATCAGGAGTGGCAAAGTTTGCGGCTAATTCTGCTTCATTTGCAATCTTAACCCTCTGACCGACAGGTCCCCACCGAAAATTACCTGTAATTGCGCCAGTAGTTGACTGTACGTTTGGAACGCCACCAGTCAGGTCTATTTCTTTGACGACAACCGCAGGACTTTCTGACGGTGTACCTAGTGCCATTTTTTTCTTCCTTTAGTTAAATTATATGATTCCATAATACGAACAATCAAATACAGTGTTATTTATAATATTATAAATTTGGATCATATTCAATCGCCCATTCACTGCCTTTATCTTGGGTTTCTAATTCGTTAATATATTGTGACCCATCATCTACAAACCCAAATGGTACTACATCTTCGTCAATCTCTCTCATCCGCTGCTCAAACATCATCTTCTTCATATTAATATCAGTCATATCCATAAAGTAAGAGCCAGTCGTGAAATAACCAAACATAACTAAGTTCATCATTAAATCATCGTGGTTACCATCAGATGCCTCGAATGATTGGCCTCTCGCTTCAAAAGTTGATATTTCCATGATAGTTTGTTCGTCGACGATATCCAGTTTACCAGTCTCAAGTATGTCCTTAATAGCAGAACAACCTAACCTTTTTGTTTTACGTGTGATTTCAATACCTAAAGCATTGGCTTTAATAGCAGATTCTACATGGACATTTTCATATTCTAAATCATGCCATAATCCATTACAAACCAAAGAACCTTGATCATTTGACTCAACCACAACATATGCATTATTGTAAGAAACTGCATATTTATAGATAATATTTGGGAAGAGTAATGGAGAGATAGTGTTATTGCGATATACAGCAACCTGTGCAAACGGGGTTACGCTAATATCGATCAAATTAAAAGTAGAATAATCCTGTCCTCTTCCCTTCGACACGTCGACGGTCATTACATAGCTGTGTT